CACGCGCGGACCAAACTGCCCAGCCCGCGAAACACCGCACGACAAAGCCGCCCGCCACTTCTGGGAGCCGAACCAGGCGCTGCACATCGAAGCCTACACCGGCCCGAGCAGGCTGCACCGTGTGCTGGATTGGGTTGGCAACCAGTGGGACGAACTCAACGAGCTGGGCAAGATTTGCGCCGTTGTTTGTGGCGTGGCGCTTTGTTTTGTGGCGGCTGTTGCTGCTGTGGAGGCGATGACATGAGCGCCGACCGCGAACTGCTTGAGCTGGCGGCTAAGGCTGCGGGGATTGTCGTTCTTCGCAGCAGATTGAATGACCCCGCCTGTCAGGACATGCTTATCAACGACAGCGTCCGCAACCCGCACCAAATATCCGGCCAGTGGAACCCGCTCACCGATGACGGCGACGCGCTGCGGCTGGCTGTGAAGCTCCATTTGCACATCCACGTGGACAACGGGTATGGGACCGCCGTGCGGCGACCCGACCAAATATGGCATGCATGTGAAGCGCACAAATACGGTGGCCTTGAAGCCGCCACCCGCCGCGCCATAGTCCGCGCCGCTGCTGAAATCGGAAAGGTAATGCCATGAACGCCGTCCTACGCATAGAAGCAGCAAACGAGAGTTTCCGACGCCTTGAAACCTTCCCGCTGGCCTGCTTTCTGGAAGAGCGCATTTTCGAAATGGCTGTTGACCAGTACGCCACACCGGAGCGCATGGCGTGCTGGATTGAATCGGCCAGCACGGAGCGCGAGCCGTCTAAGTATTTCGGAGAAATCAGCACCGATGATGTTGCGTCACTTCTGTTCGGCACAGCGGCGAATCAGGAGCAGCGCGAACAGGCGGCGATCCTATTGCGCAATCGGTTTGTTGAGGAACACATGGAAGAGATTCGGCAAGTTGCCGCTAACCAAGGAAGAACATGAACGCAGTACTGAAAGATCCGATGACGCTAGAAGTGATTGAAAACTCGCCCGAGACTAGCCGCGAGGTGCGCAGCTTGCCGCAAGCAACGCCCTCCATGCTTTTGCAGATGGCCGTGGAGCAAGGGGCAGACCTTGACCGTCTGGAGCGCCTGATGGCCCTGCAAGAACGCTGGGAGGCCACCGAAGCCCGCAAGGCATACGATGCCGCGTTTGCCGCCTTCAAGGCCGAGGCCGTCCAGATCGTTCGGAACAAAGACGTTACAGCCGGCCCTCTGAGCGGGAAAAGCTACGCCGAATTGTTCTCGGTGGTGAACGCCGTCACCCCGGCCCTTTCCCGGCAAGGCCTTAGCTCATCCTGGAAGATTACCAAGGATGAGTCTCAGTGGCTGGAAGTGACTTGCACCCTGCGTCACATCGGCGGGCATTCTGAATCCGTTTCCATGGGCGGGCCACCTGACACGGGAGGCGCGAAGAACGCCATTCAGGCCCGCGCCAGCACAGTTTCCTACCTTGAGCGCTACACCCTAAAAGCCATCACTGGCGTGGCTGAGGGGGGCGAGGATGATGACGGCGGGAAAGGTGCTGACAGCAAAGAGGCCCCAGCGCTGCAAGCTGGCCGCGATGCGGCTATGCAGGGAATGAAGGCGTTAACGGCGTGGTGGGGCGGCTTGACTGCCAAGCAGCGCAACGAGATGGGCAAGGAATTCGCGGCCATGCGCAAAGCGGCACAGATTGCAGACGGAGCCGGTCATGAGTGAGATTCTGTTTCGCTGTTCGTCTATCGGCAAGCTTATGACGGAACCCAAAACCAAGGCTGAAGGCCCGCTGTCTGTCGGCGCAAAGACCTACATCCGGCAACTGGCTGCGCAGGAGATTTTCGGGGTGGATTTCGAGGTTTCCAGCAAGCAAATGGAAAAGGGGGTTCTGGTAGAGCCTGAATCCATCGCCCTGATCAACCGCGTGCGCGGACTGTCGTTGTCAAAGAACACCGAGCGCAAGGCCAACGGATTTATTACTGGCGAATGCGATCTTTTCGACTCCGACCGCAAGCGCGGACATGACGCTAAATCCTCATGGTCTGCCGCCACGTTCCCCATCCTGCCTATTGACTGTGAAGACAAGCTCTACGAGTGGCAGATGCGCGGATATATGGCCTTGTGGGATGCCGACGAGTGGGAGGTGAATTACTGCCTTGTCAACACGCCAGAACACCTGATCGGGTTTGAGCCTGTCTCGATGCACTTCTTTGACCACATTCCGGAGCACCAGCGCCTGACAACTTGGCTGGTGAAGCGCGAAGCCGACAAAGAGGCCGCGATTTTCGAGAAGGTCAAACAGGCGCGCGAGTACTTTTTGCAGGTCGTGACCGACTTCGACAAGGAACACCGGCTCGAAATCTTCGCGCCTATGGAAGAACTAGAAACCGTTTAACTCAGAAAGTCACCATGGGTCGAAATTTCGCTCTTACTATGAATCGAGTCCGTGAGTCGGCGGCTTTGTATGAATCCGGACTCTCGCTGACCGCCATTTCTGTACAAATGGGCGTGAGCGTTGGTGCAGTTGCCAATGCTCTAAGGATGTATGGCTCGCGCATTCGTGGCAACACCGAACTTCACTCAGCCAGGGAGGTGACGATTGAAGACATTAAGGCGCGCTGTGAGGTTGACGAAAAAACCGAGTGCTGGAATTGGAAAGGATGTGTCCAGGATAACGGGTACGGTCGCATCACAGTGAAGCGCAAGACGCAGTACACGCACCGGCTCGCTTATCAGCTGGCTACAGGGAAGCCGCTCGGCAAGAAACTTATCCGACACGACTGCGACAACAGAATTTGTTGCAACCCGGATCACCTACTACAAGGCACACACAAAGACAATAGCCGCGATGCTGTTGAGCGCGGGCGTGTTTCTCGTGGCATCAAGCATTCTTTGGCTGTTACTCCAGGTATTCGCAGGCAGGCAAAGCTGAGCATTGAAATAGCCAGACAGATCCGCGCCAGACATGCCGATGGCGAACGAACAGACGTTCTCGCCAAGGAATACCAAACCGACAAGTCAAACATCTGTTTGATCGTGAGAAATGACGCATGGCGAGAAGCATCGACCATGCCGCAGTAACCACAAAGGAGTTTTGTATGAACCACAGACAACATCAGGAGGCTCTTGCGGCAAAGAGAGGCCAATCCGCCCCGCTGGACGATGACCTCATGCAATTACTGGAGTGCATCAACAGCGACCAAGTAAGCGCATCGCAGCTTGTGCAGCACTACGAAGCGGGCGAGATTCAAACTAACCAGGGAGCCAGTGATGGACGCAATACGGAAAATTGAGTTTGTACCGTACTGCACGCTTTATGCAGTCACGGGCAACATCGGCGATGCCAATACGCTACTGGTGCCACGTAACGAGCTAGCCGCGAGGGAGGCTGAGATTGCGAATCAGGCGCTTAACTATGTCTCGCTGTTTGGCGAGCTGCAGAACGCTATGGCTGATAACGCACGGATGCAGGCTGCGCTGGAAAAAATCGCTGACGATGATAACTATGGCGAGGACGGTTGCTGGAATGCAGAAAGTTATCCGGACGAAATCGCTGAAGCCGCCCTCACCAAACAACCACCGAAGGACTGATATGACACAAACAACAAGCCAGGTAGAGGCGGCAGAGCGCGAGAAGTTTGAAGCGTGGTGGCGCGGGCGCGATCCATTGGACTGCAATCTTGACAGACGTGAAGACGGCAGCTACCTGTTTGGGCGAACGCAGTCCGTGTGGCAGGCATGGCTTGCTCGCGCCGCTATTGCCAGCCAGCAGGAGGTGGCGGCACCTGTCGGGGAGGCTGAAATTGAGCAGGCGGCACGCATGGCGTTCCATCCAGACCTTGATTGGAGCAACGACGGCAACCTGTTTGCAAGCGCCGTGCAGCGCACCTATTTCCACTTGGGCGCAAAGTGGGCTCTCGCCGCCGCCCGTGTGCCGGTTGCTTCGCCTGCGGTTTCCGACGAGGAAGCGGACGCTCTGGCGAACCTCTGCTACACGTCGCTTCTGGCTACCGGTTACAACGGCGGCATGGGTGGGTTGACGTGGGACCGCGCTCTTGTCCGCATGGCTGTGCTGAGAACCGCCACCCCTCCCGTTGGTGCTGGTGGGGCGGGGGTGATGGATGCGCGACCGGATTCAGTTCATTCTGACAGTGGCGAATGTGACCGCGTGCAAGGGCCGGGGCCAACTGATACGGAGCTGTTGGATTGGTTGGAGCGGCACTTTACCGACATCAGCGGAAACTACGAAAACGACACTGGCGGCGTCACGTCGTTTTACATTGATTGCGAGCTAGACGGCAGCGACCTTATCAGATCAACCATCCGCGCCGCCATTCTCGCCAAGGGCGGTGACCGGGGGGAGGGGAAATGAAAACAGCAGCAAAAGCAGCCGCCGAGGCCCACACCAACCTGAACATTTTTGCAGCCGTCATGTCACTGATGGAAGGCGGCCACGTTTACGGACCGGACGCCGGATCAGCGTCTGTTACCGCCAGAAAAATCATCCAGCTTTGCAAGGCCGAGCAACAGAAACAGCTCGTGATTTATGACAAAAACATCGCAGCATTGAAAGGCAACCCATGACCACAAACACTGATGTGGCGATGCCTGAGCTGCCCGAGCCTGAGTCTTATCGTCGCGAGTGGGACGGTGACGAAAGCGATTTAGGAAGCTATGTCCACGCCGACAGCAAAGACGAACTGGACAACCTCCCGTGGGAGCCGCTCTACACCGCCGACCAGATGCGCGACTACGCCCGCGTCGCAATCGCCGACCTGCAGCAAAAGCTGGATGACATGACCGCCGACTACCTGCGGCGGCATCGGGAGGTGTGCGAACTGAAATACGGGAGCGCCGCAATCCAGCAAGCCGCTGTACCCAAAACCGAGGATCTGCGCGAGCTTCTGGCAAAAGCACCAAGGCTGCACGCCATGTTGACAATGGGCGGCTGCCCGTCTTGTGGCTCAAAGGATTGCATTGCACTGAGCTGCCAGCTCGAACCGCCAAAACAGCAGCCGGTTCATTTGGGCGGGGGTGAATGTGGCGGGGTGCCGCTGACCTCTGACAGGATCAAGAAGATTCACGCGGAATACGCTAATGCCAATGCACACGGCGGGCTGGCGTGGCATGACTTCGCCAGAGCAATCGAGCGCGCCCACGGAATCACTGCTGGGCAAGGGATGGAGGGAGGGGTATGAGAGCCGGAATTTTTGGGATTGTTGTTGGCCTTGGGTTGATGGTGTGGGGATACTTTCAGCCATACGACGACACGGACACCCCACCAACCCGGAGCGGCATTGTCCCGATCACTGATGCTTTGACCGGGTGCCAATACCTCCGCACGCCGTGGCCCAGCAGCTTGACGCCGCGAATGGGGGAGGACGGAAAACAGATATGCAAGCGCGCCGCCGCTCAAACCAAGGGGCCGACATGAGCGACACACCAAAAACAGGCTGGCCGCCCGGTCTACTGCAGGACGATTCAAAGCAGCTCAGCAAGTGGCTTGCATCACGGCCTGATGCGCGGCGGATTGTGCGGCTGGTTGCGGCTGAGATTGTGAAGGCGCAGTCCGGGAAAGGTGCGACATGAGCGACCTTTTCTTAGAACCTGACGAAATCGCCAAGCTGACCGGCATCCGCGGCGGCCACAAAGGGAAAACCCGCGAAGCGCGCCAGATCGCCATTTTGAAGGCCCAAAAGGTGCCGTTTTACGTCAACGCTGCGGGGCGGCCCATTGTTGCCCGTGCGGTGATCGAAGGTGGCAAAGCAGAACCGCGGGCCGTGGCATCATGGGAGCCGGGGGTAATGGCGCATGGTTAAAGGGGCAATGCAGAACTTTCGCGCACGGCTACAGAAGTCCGGGCGCACGTTCTACTATTTCGACGCTGGGGGCAAGCCGCGGCGCGAGATCCCCTTGGGCGACGATTACATTTTGGCGGTCCGCAAGTGGTCCGAACTGATGGCCCTGCCCGCGGCTGCTGGCCCGGTTGTCACCATGATCGCCCTGATTGAGAAATACGAAGCCGAAGAACTCCCCAAGCTGGCAACCAGCACGCAGGCCACTTACCGCTCAGACCTCAAGCACTTGCGGGAGTTTTTCAGCGACCCGGAGCCGGCACCGCTGGACGCCATCAAGCCGAGTCATATCAAAAAGCTGCTCAAGTGGAAGAAAAGCCAGCCGACCACGGCGAACCGCTTGAAGCGCCTGACCAGCACGATATTCAATTTTGGCCGCGGCGAAGGCTATACCGACAACGAAAACCCCTGCAAGGGAGTTATCGGGTTTGGGCTGGAAACCCGGGATGTGGACATTGGGGAAGAGGTTTTTCAGGCCGTATGGGATGCCGCGGACCAGCCGACCCGGGACGCCATGGATCTTGCCGAGGCCACCGGCCAGCGCCCGGGCGACACCTTGCGGATGACAGAACAGCACGTCAAGGACGGGCTTTTGTCGGTCAAGCAGGGCAAGGGCAATAAGAAGCGCCGGATTGTCATCGAGGGGCGGTTAGCCGCGGTGATTGAGCGCGTGAAGGAGCGCAAGCGGGCTTACAAGGTCTGGTCGTCGTCCCTGGTGGTGAATTCCCGCGGGATGCCGCTGACTAAGTGGGTGTTGCGGGATGGGTTCACCGCGGCGAGGAAAGCAGCTGCGGCTAAAGCGCTGGACGCGGGCAACAAGGAGCTTGCCGCGGAGATTGAAGGGATGTGGTTCTATGACCTGCGGGCGAAAGCCGCGGACGATACAGCCGAGGACCGCGGGGAACAGGCCGCGGCTGACCTGCTGGGGCATTCAAGCGTCAGCACCACCCAGCGCCACTATTTGCGCCGCGGCAAGATCGTGAAGCCGTCCAAATGACGCTCCGCAATCGTCAATCGACTTACGGCGACATGCGGCCTAGAATACTGTTTAAAGCATCAGGTTTGCGGAGCGCGAATCAGGCTGCAGCCCGCGTGAATATTGAGTTTCTAGGTCAGCTTAGAAGGCTGATGCTCTATCCAACTGAGCTACGGGCAGTGCGTGTTTTTGCGGTAGTGCCTGCTAACAATTTGCGGAGCGCTCCGCATTGTCAGAAAGCGCATTCTTATTATCGCAGGGAATATGCCGTGGCAATTCCAAAGTTTTTAAGGAGTGAGTGATGAAGGTAAAAGAGCTGATCGCGATTCTTTCGGACATGCCGCCGACTGCTGATGTGGTCATCATGGATGCCGACGAGGGCAATCTATTGGGCGACCCAACTGTTACTTATGACGGAACGGAAAACCAGTGCGTTATCGAGTCTGATTACGACCGGCGCCTGTGACCCCCGCCCTACTCCTAGCCCTCTGCCTATCCCTAACCTCTAAGGAGTGAATCATGTTTTCGATACCAACTGGACAGTCAGACAGCATCGAGCATCTGAAAATTTCAGAGTTGACCGTAGCTCAATTTCGGAAAGTTATGCAGGAGTGCTTGGATACCAACAGGCGCGCCCCATGGGATAGGGAAATGGCGATGCGCCAAGCTATGGGCATCCGTGAAGCCGGTAGGCCTGTGTGGTAAACCAGCTTGCAATTTTGGTCTTCTGCCTATCCCTGCCAGCAATTAAGGATCAATGATGGATGATGAACCGTGGGATTTCTGGAATTCTGTTGGCCTAACCTGCGCCGGCTATAGCTCAGCGAATGATGCTGATCTGATCAACGTCTTTATTGAGTCGGGCACGGAGGGGCGCTGGTTCCAAGACATTGCGCAAAAGCTTGGTCTACAAGAATCCTATGTGGCTCTATTGCAAGAAATCTTGTGTAGCGCGGACTTTTGCGAGTATGGAACAAGTCCGCGAGGCGCTTGGGCAATTCATGACAAGTACGAGGAAAATGTGAAAAACCTCATGGTTTGGTACTTGGAGAAATGGGAGCAAGAATTCGCCGCCCTGCCAACCCAATGAAAGCCGCCCTGTTCGCCGCACTCCTACTCTGCCTGCCGGCAATGGCCGGACAGCGATCAGCGGCTGAGGTGATGGCTTTCAAGCGCGAGAATCCTTGCCCTGCGACTGGTCTGCGGTACGGTAGCTGCCCTGGCTGGGAAATTGACCACGTAACCGCCCTGTGCGCCTATGGCCGCGATCACAGGTCGAACATGCAGTGGTTGACTATCCAAGAACACCGCTGGAAAACGCGAACGGACATTAGGGTCTGCCGGCAGTTGCGGAAAGAAACCAAGCCACAGGTAAACTATCAACCATGAACTGCTACCTCTGCCAATGTTCCTCGTTCTCAACACGTCCAGGCGCGGTTAGGGATGCCCCAGACCTGAAAATACTGGAATGCAACGACTGCGGGCTGGTGTTTTTGAGCTCTATCGACCATATACGCACCGGGTTTTATGAAGAATCCGGGATGCACGGATCAGCCCCGCAATCAATGGACGATTGGCTCAAGGAAACCGCCCAAGACGACGCGCGCCGATTTAACGCGCTGGAGCGTACGTTGGTTGACAAAAAGGTGTTGGATTTTGGGTGTGGCGCTGGCGGGTTTCTCAGCATGGCAAAGCGAGTCGCAGCGTCTGCAAAAGGTATCGAGTTGGAGGACCGGGCGCGTGAGCATTGGAGCGGCCAAATTGAGATCCACCATGATATTGAATCGGCAGGCGGCGGGTTTGACGTGGTGACGGCTTTTCATGTTGTCGAACACTTGCCGGACCCGGTAGCCGTTCTCAAGAGACTAGGCGCGCAATTGGCTCCGGACGGTCGCCTTATTGTCGAAGTGCCAAGCTCAGCAGACGCCTTGTTGACGCTGTACGAATCGGCCAGTTTCCAGAAGTTCACCTACTGGAGCCAGCATCTGTACCTATTCAACGAGGACACCTTGCGCCGGGTGTGTGAAATGGCTGGACTGCGCGTCATTAAAATTGAACAATTCCAGCGTTATCCACTATCGAATCATCTTCACTGGCTGAGCAAAAATGCCCCGGGCGGTCATGAAAAATGGGCCTTTTTGGATGGCCCAGAATTGGACGCGGCTTATTCAAAATCCCTCGCGGCACAAGGAAAATGTGACACTCTAATTGCTCATCTTGAGGCGACGGGGTGGTTAAAACACGCCAGATCGGTAAATTAGTCACAGATTGACACACTCGAAAGTGATAGCCTGAATCCATAACAAGGAGAAAGTTATGGAGATCGGCTTGATCGCGCTGGGTGCGCTTTTGGGATTGGCGTTTATAGCCGGGGGCGCGGCGGCCTATTGGTGGTGGGTGGGGAGGAAGAAGACTTAGCCCTTCACTGGCATAGAGTTGTTCGGGTCGGCCTGCGCTTTGCCACGAAACCAGCTAGCCACACCAAGCACGGCGCCTATTGACATCCAGGCTTCAGTCGGAACCGTCGGAACGGGCAGTTTAAGCAGCGGCAAGACAAAGTAAACCCCGAAAAACGTGACGCCAAAGACGAAGCCGCAAAAGGGGCGCCAGCTATAAGACGGCCAGTGTTCGGCAGTGGTTTCGGCCTGCATAGTCTTGTTGATGTCGGCGGCGTTCTGCACTGCCAGGCGCTCCAGATCAATACCGGCGTCGATTGCGTGTTTGCGCAATTCAGCGTCGATTTCGGCAAGCTTGATCCGCCCTTCTGGCGTGCCGGTCAGACCTCTTAGTGTGTCGGTGACGGCTTCGACTGTTTCGGCTGGAGCACCCAGCTTGTCGGCCAATAGTTTGACGGCGAAGCCAGCCAACGGCCCGCCAAGCATGGTTGCAGCGGTTGGAGCGATTGCTTTGAGCCAGTCCATCATGCTTCCTTTTTGAATGACGCATAGGCCGAAGCCATCTTGTCGTCGTACTTGTTTTCCGCGTAGCCGGGGCCGTTGTAGCCGCGTGCAAAATTGGCCCAATCTTTCCGACGAAGGGATGGCGCCAAGCCGTTTTTCAGGACGAACATCACAAAGGCCATCAGGTGTTCACGCTCCCCGGCATACATGGCATTGACAAACGCCTGAATGCTGGAAAACCCGACACTTTCATGGTTGAAGCCCATGATCTGAAACTTGCCCCACGATGCCGACCGCAGCGCGGCTTCACGGTCCAGCGCCATCGCCCGCTGTAACCGATCCTGTTCGGCCTGCCAGCTCTTGCCGTAGTGCTTGCGCGTCCATGTCGGATAGCTCAGGGCCGGGGCTTCACCATCAAACGCGCCATGCGTGAACTTGTGGAACTTGTGGCCCTCAAACAGCGTTACGGGTGTGCCGTCAGGGTTGAACCCGCCGCGTGGCGCCTCTACCTGGCACACGGCTTTGATGGCAGCAACCTCGCAACCGAGTTGGCCGGCAGCGTCCACAAAGTCCTGCTCTGTCAGTGTTGGCTTCACTTTTCGCTCCTGTCAGCCTTTTTCGCCAACATGATCTGAATGTCTGAAAGTGACGAAGTAACCGGCCGCATGATTTCCTGTAGCCTGTCGTGTCGCACATAGTTCTCAGCGATGGCTAGCTTGTGCGCAGCTAGGTCGGTTTCGTTCTTTTTTAGGCCGTTCCAAATCTGATTGGCGAACCAACCAAGAGCGGCGCAGATGATGCTCAAGAACCCGATTGCTATGGGCATTAGCGTTGCCATGTCGATCATCTGCTTGTCCTTATTGGTTGGAACGGTGGTTGTCGATCAGGTCCAGCAGTGGCTGCTCTTTGGCATTGGCGCCCACGCAGTGGCCGGGCTGGTCCACCCGGTCGGTGATCCAGATGATTCCCCGCGCCCACCAGGTGGTGCGCACGCGGCCGCAGTGGCTGCTCATGGTCTCGAAGGGGTTGCCGGCCAGGGCGCTGGCATTGGCGGCCATGTCATAGGCGCGCAGGGCTCGCTTGGCAGCGTCGGCCTCGCCAGCGGCCAACATCCACAGGAAGCGGAAGAAGCCGGCCACCAGGCACGGCAGCAGCAGGCACAGCAGCACCAAGCCGCGAAAGATGATTTTTGTGCGGGTCATAGCCCATGCTCCACGCGGATCTGGTCGATCTGGTTGTGAAGCGCGCGGATTTGGCTGTAGCCGGATGCTGGGTCAGCGCGCAGAACCGTGAGCGCTTGGGCCGGCGTCCACGCTGGTATCTGTGCAGCTCCGTAAGCAATCGCCTTTTCTTCGGCAGACTGAATAATCGTCACGCGCAGCATCTTCGGCATCAGGTACTTGCGCTCCAAATCATCGATCAGGATATGCCCGACGCGCTTTTTTTCCTCTACCTCCCAAGCTGCCTGTGCCGTTTCGTCGGTCGTCAAAACGCCGTCAACGATGACCCATGTGTCTTGCGGAGGTCCGGGAAATTGCTGCACGTCAAACAGTGCGGCGGTCCAGCCCGGATCTACCGCGCCGCTGGCAAGCAGTTGCGCAGCAGTCGCAGCCGAGTCGGCATCTTCAGGTAGGTTGTGGACTGCGATCTGACCGCCCGGCTGTTGCCAGATGATATTTTTCATTACAGCGGGCCGGTGATGGTGAACTGCTCTTGCGCAGCCGTGCCGCTTGCTGTGCCGTCTGTGTGGGGTCTGACAACAGCACCAGCGGCAAGGTAAACAGTATTACTGGCTTGAATCGGGTTACCGCCGCCCGTGTAGGCCAGAATAATCCTGTCTGCCGCCGTGATGGTATGTATAGAGGTTGTCAGTTGGGCTGAGTTTTTCGAGGCCCCGTAAATGTTCGTCGCGCCGCCAGTCGAGACAATGCTGATTGCATACATCCCTGCTGGACCGACCGTGAAAGATGCGCCAAGCGTTGCGCTGTCCGCGTAGGTAATATCCGTGCCGACAGTCTCCAGCACGTTGCTGTATCGCTTAATCGCCGTGTTGGTGCTGCCGTAGCCGTTGGAGCTTTGGACGCGGACGGAGCTGATTGGGATAACCGCTCTGACGGCGGCGGCGTCTGCGGCAACCCGCAGCAATTTCCCCGTAGCACTCTCGGGAACCGATGGATTCGTCGCGCTCAGCAGGCCGTAGCTGACAGCGGACATGCCCGAGTCCAGCGTGCCGGACGTGTTGGTAACGGTGACAGTCGTGACGCCAGCAGCAAACGCAGATGTGGCAATCGTGCTGTAAGTCGTACCGCCGCTGTTTGTGCTTTTCAGCTTGCGCAGAACCTGGAACGTGTTGGTCTGGTCGCCCACAACAGAAAAGCTGGTAGCGCTGATGTAGGTAGGTGCAGCGCCGTACAGGGTCCACTCGTCTTGTGCCGTTGCGGTGTCGCCAATGCCGGAAATATCGTCAAAGGTGGATTGGGTGACGCCAGCCGCGTTTTTGATGATGAATTTCAGCGGAACACCGCCAAGCATCCAGACTGGGCCGTTTGTGGGTAGGCCGAGGCTGTTCAGTGTCATCACAACGCCCTGTGACGTGCCGCCCGTGTCGTCGGTGTAGGTCGTCGCGGTCGTGGATGTACCGGCAAGGAAGGTGCTGATGGTCCCGCCGACCATGGGATCGCCATTGGCGTCTATGATCTGTGCATTTCCGATAGGACTTAAGTAGTACGACATTAGGGTTCCTGAAAAAGAAAAAGCCGCCTAACTTGCGCCGGGCGGCTAGAATTGCGGGATGGAATGGATCTTTGCTGTTGCTCTTAAATCGGTCGGCGCTCTAGTTTTCTTCGGCGCTGCCTACTTTCTGGCTCTTGGCCTGTCGCGCATGATTCCTAACGGGTCTGTCAAATCCCTCCTGTATGACCGCTCCATTCAGAAACAACACCCGTGGAAATTCGCGCTGCTGGCGATGTTCGCGGTATGGGGTGCGATTGGCCTCGTGGCTTGGTTCGTCAAGGGTTAGCGATTCATCAAGGCGTTAGAAGTCGCCAGCCCGCCGGTAATGCCCAGCGGCACAACCAAATCCTCATTACCCAAAGCCCTTAACAGCGCGTTTACCTGTTGCGGCTTCCCGGCATTTGCCAGCATATTTCTTTGCGCTGGCGCTGACAAAAGCGCGCTACGGGCCAAGGGACGGGTGCCAAGCGATGCTGCGCCAAGCACCGGTCCATTGAACATTGCCACTGCCATATCGAGGGGGCTAAGGGTTTTTGGCGCTTCCTTGAGAATCTGCGTAGCCTTGGGGAATGCTTGCCCAGCCTGGGCGATAGTTTCCAGCCCACCGGAAAGCGGTTTTCCCTTATCGGCAAGCTTTGCCAGCACTTGAGCTGATACATCTCCGGTCGAACTGTTCAATGCTTTGCGCACCGTGTAAGTCTGGGCAATCGTCTTACGGGCTTCCTGAAACGCCTTTAGGGCATCTGGCAAGCCCGAGGCTGTTAGGTGGCGCTCCAGCATACTTTCCAGCGCGTCGGCGGCTTCTTTAATGGCTTTGCCCTCGCCCTTGTCGCCAGATGCAAAGGCTTTGTCGGCGCGTTGGCGCAGCACTTTCGTCATTTCAACCGCGCCATCAGCATCAAAGGTCGGCTGTTTGAGTGCTGCCACAAGATCAGGAATGTCGCTCTTCACCGCGCCAGGGAAGGCCTTTGACGCAGTTGTGTACTGCCCTGCAATTCCATCGAGTGCCTTGGTGTAGTTCGCGTCAGCCTTCACAGTCCCGCTGCCCTTCACCACGTCATATGCCTTGCCGGCAGTGGTCCGAATAGCCTGCAGCGCCTGATCGGTGAGTGCGTCACCTTTAGCCATTCCAAGTGCCTGTTTTGCGAGGTCGTTGGTGACTACTTGGTTTCTCTCACTGGCAACCTGCGCAGTTTTGATCTTGCCGCCGACACCGGAAAGCAGCTTGGTTGCCATGCCGCCGCCAAGATCCTCCGGCGGTATCACGTACCCGGCTGCGGATGCATTCTTGGCTGCGCCCACTTTCTGGGTATTTTGGTTCGCAACTTTAAGATTGTTAGCCTGCTGAAATGCGGCCGACCCTGCCGCCTTATTGGCTACAGCCTGCCCGCCCGCGCCACCAGCGGCACCCATAGCGGTATTCATCAAGGCCTCGCCAGTGCTTACAGATGGCTGCAACGCACCGACAACTCCGCCAATAACCCCAGCGCCCGCGACGGAGCCGGCCCCGGGGATTAGGGCGGCGGGGGCCAGCATCGCAACCCCTGCGCCAATATTGCCGACCTTACCCGCTGCGGTATTCATCAGCGGAGCGTCCAACCGGCGGGTTTCCGCTACGTCTTCGCGAGTCGCGCCGCCCGGGAAGTATTGGCTCACACCTTGGGCAATGTCGGAGAACGCTTTTCCCGCACCAGCGTTTAACTTCTGCATTGTCCCCATGTCATCGGTGAAGTTCTTTGCGCCCATGGTGATCGCGTCGTTCGCAATTGCTTTGGCCGCAGGGCTCCCTCCAAGCTGGCTTTGCAAAATCTCAAACGCCTGCTCCTGCGTAGCGCCGGCAGGGCCTTCAACCGTGTATTTCTTGCCCTCTGGAGAGGTAAAATCAAAGGTAGGCATTAGCGGGCCTGCACTTTCCAGCCCTTCGGCAGGCCGCCAGCAGCTGGCGCGGGTGGATTGGCCGATGCGGCGGGCGTGTTCTGCCCCAAGTCCTGCACGATCATTTCCGGGCGCAGGCCGTAGGTCTTGGCTTGCTGCTTGTAGCTCTCGTCAATCTGTTTTTGTCCAGCCTGCGCCGCGCCGTAAATCTGCTCCGTGATCTTCTTGAAGTCAGCTGCTTGCGACGGCGTGAGAACCTTTCCGTGTTGCAGTGTGTTGACGTAGTTTGTCGCACGGTCAAAGACGCCTGTTGCAGCCAAGGCCATGCCAAGCTCAGACTCACGAACCACTGAGCCAGGATCGAGCAGTTTCATGAACTTGGTCGCCCCTGCCAGCGTGGCCGCTGCGGAGGTCGTGGACTTGTCCAGCGTGGCGTTGATGGTCTTGTAGGCGTCAGCCACTTCCTTGAAGCCTTTCGACTGAGCGCGGTAGTCGTCAGCGATCTTCATTTCCGTGTCGCGGTCGCCTTTGATCTTCGCTGCTTCGACGTTGGAGGCGGCTACGGCGCGGGTTGCTGCAGCGTTTGCGTAGGATGCGCCCACCGTGCGCTTGTTGTTTTCAACGGAGGTTTGTGTGGTCTGGTCGTTGTTGCGGCGGCTTGTCGCGTCAGCAAGCAGCTTGTCCGTCTCGATTGACTTGGTGTAGATGCTTTGCAGCGCAGCGCGCAGACCTTGCGGGTCTTGCGGCAGCTTGGACACATCGAGCGCGGCGTGGTATTCCTGCGGAAGCTGGGATTTGAGCTGTTCAACGGCGCCGGCCACTTCCTGAATGCTCAGCGTCGGGCTTTGCGACAGGGCGTAGGCGGTGGAACCCATCAGGCCAACAACTTTTTGCACCGTCTCAATTTTTGCCTTGTCGCCAGTGGCGCGCTCTTTCGCAAGCTCAGCCTGCGACTTGGCGTAACCCTGTGCCTCCTTGCCCAGACCAGCCTGATAAAGCGAGTTCACGTTTGCAGTCGTGTCTGCGCCAAACTTCTTGTAGGCATCGCGCAACAGAGCGTTGTCGGCGCGGCCCTGCTCGTATTCCTGCATCTTCATCTGGCCCATGCGGTTGGCAAGCTCGTTTTGGTCAATCGAGGCTTTTGCCTGATACATTTCCATCGGGTTGATGGATTTCGGGCGCTGGACGCCCAAGATGATGTTGGGGTTGAGAGTCGTCATTACAGATAGCTCCCATAGTCTTGATTTCCGTAGCTGGTGCCAGTCCCCCAGCCGCCGCTTGTGGCCGTTTTGGGCTTGCTCAAAAGCTGGTTCCACTGCCACGCGCTGGTGGCATCCGAAATCCCGCCGCTCAGGGCGTTAGCCCCGCCGACAATACCGGCAGACTGAGCATTGCCCGATGCAAGCGCGTTGCCTGCGATAGCGTTGCCCGTAGCGATCCCGGCAGCACCAACCCCAGCCGCCGCGCTTTGACCTTGCCGCGAGACGCCTGATAGGAAGTCATACGTCTGCTGCTTGCCGGCCATGTTGCGGTTGTACGAATCGGATTGCTGGTTCCAATTGCGGTTGTAGGCGTCACCTGTGTATTTGTTGGTTTCTTGCGCACCGAAGCGGGTCAGAGCCTTCAGGGCGGCGCCAGACCCCCAACTACCAGAATTAGCAGCGCGGGCATTCAGTGCATTCGTGCCAGTGTCCAGCGCGGCCTTGTAGGTGTTCTGGAATACCAGATCGTTATCGAGGTCTTGCTGCGAAAACTGCTTGTAAGCCGGTGCAGGCTCAAGCAAAGATCCATAGTTCGGATCAGTAGAGCCTTGCCCTTGGTATTGCGCCATGCGGGCGTCAATCGCAGCGTTTAGGCCAGCTTCGTCAACTTGCGAAGTTGCGGCTGTACCAGGTGCAGCTTCGCCGTAGGTGCCCTGCGTGCCGTCCGTATAAACAACGTACTGGCCGGTGTCGTCGGCGCGGGTGTAGGCAACCTGCTTTTGTGCGCCGGGGGTCGTTTTGGTGAACTGGGAGGCGAGTTCTGCGCGCAATTGCTCACGGCTCGGACCGCTGTAGCCACCAGAGCCGCCGCCAACACCAAGGCGGGACATAAGGACGTTCTGTGCGGCAGCACCTCCATTTGTCCACGGCGACAGGTCGGAACGCTGCTGCAGGCGTGCGGCCTCTTGAGTCGCGCTGGCACGGTCAGCGGCTGCGCTTTGCGTGTCGGCTGCATCGCCGGCTGCGTCACCGGCCATCATGCCGCTAATCACCGGCCCAGCGACTGCTAAGATTGTTTCAATGCCCATTTTGTGGTCCTTCTAAATGCGTCGTCGTGTGGGGTAAAGCCAAGCCGCGTCACAAACTCGACGCCCACTGCCGTGCTGGCATGCGTTTGCGCATAGCCGTGTTGTTCAATCAATTCGTTAATCAGCCGCAACACCCAGCGGCCCAGCCACTTGCCATGCGCAAACGGCAAGATGCAGGCGTGTATCTCGGGGCCGTCTGTCAGCAAAGCACCCGCTACCTGTCCATCAACCGTTACTGGGTAAACCGTCCAACCCTTCACGGATTCGCAGAACATGGCGAAGCTGATGGGGTGCCGTGTGTTGACGGACTCCCATGCAGCCTCTAGATGCGTCACACCGTTGTGCCCGCACCGTTTTTCCACGTAGCCACACCGGCAGTGATCGAATCCACCCACACCGGGTAATTCAAGGTGGTGTCGTAGAACTGCCGACCGATCCAAAGCCCAGCGGTCGGGCGGCTCGCTGTCGGGCCTGACTGCCTCATCGCAGACGCAAGCTGGTGCACCCAGTTAAACCAGCTATTCCAGCCGGGCGTGAGGTTGCCGTTCGCGTCTTGTGTGCCTGACGTTGGGCGGGCTACTGGATCAGCCACGGCGCCCCCACGCACCAATAAACACCACGTCTACCGGATCTGTCACGGTGAACTCAAACGTCCAAGATGGGTCAGTCCGGCCTAGTCTGCGGAACTTGGCTTTTGCCTTGTAGTCGCCCAAAATGCCTATGTCTGCCCAGCGCTCGTTGCCCCAAGTCTTTCCGCCGTCCTTGCTGATCCGCATCATCAATTGCGGGTTAACGCCCTGCCCGGTCGTCGTTCCGACGCCCATCTGCATATCAATCCAGATTTCAGCGAAGCGCGAGACGTTGCCGGTTGTCAGGTGGCGTCCAATAAATTTGCGGGTGATCGTTGCGCCGTTGTCGGTCAGTGCGTCCGGGTCGAACAGGTAGGTGTTGCCTGTCTCGTAATCGGTCACATAGCTGCGGTTCTGGTGGTTGACTTGCAGTTCTGCGCGATGCCGCCCGCCGCTTGATTCAGCCTGATACCAGTCGCCAGTCTTGCCGTCATACCGCCACGAGATGTTCTCTGCGGTGAAGTTGATCTGGTAAAAGCTGTGGCCCTGGTGGCGGAAAGAAAAGCCGGTTGCGCTGTCGATGCCCGCATAGCTGGAAAACAGCGTTTCAATGTCTGCGTTCGATACGACGTTGAGCGTGTAGCCGCTCAGGGTGCAGACCTGCACACCGCCAAGCCGGTTCTTGCTCAGGAAAATCAGCGACTGGTCGAACTTCGCCAGTGACCAGCGGGCAGCAAGTCCGAATTCGATAGCCGCAGCGCCGATTCGGGCAAATGCTGCATCGTCTGAATTTGAAGATCCCGCAAAACCAGTGGTGTACTGTCCGAACAGGACCGCTTGGCCGTTGTCAGAAAATGGGCGAATCAGGTTATCCGGGTTGCTTTCCTCTGTGGCAAAGTCCAGCGCGTCCCAGCTCGTGCCATCATTAATCGCCGACCATTGATACACGCCCGTACCGTCTGATGTGACAATAAATCGCAGGTTGAGAAACGTGACGCCTGTAGGGCTTGCCGGGAAATCTACATCGGTAATCTGAGCAAATACATCTGTTGCGAAAGTCAGGATGTAGCCGTAAGTGCCGTCAACAATCATCAACTGCGTGCCGTTGTCGGCCATATCAACAATGCCGCCAGTGGTTAGCAGAGTGCCAAGGCTGGTCTGCGTGCCATCGTTGGCCTCTTTCCAGAGCTTGTCGCGGTTGACGTAGTACTTAAAGTCCCCGTGGCTCCACGCGCCCCGGCAAGGGTTCGCGCCATAGTTGCTCTGAGCAGTCAACCCGGGCGGGCGGTACATGGCGATCTTCCCGCCGCGCTCGCCATCGGGCGAGATTTCGCTGTACAGGTTGACGCGCTCTTGGTCAGTAACGGACGGACTTCTGCTCTTGTTGCTCAGTCCAAAGAGCGGGATCGGGGTGAGGTCCATCCTCAGCCCGTCAAGATATTGCTACGCAGGCGCTGCGGAATTCCTGCTGGCATGCCAAGCGAATTGATGCGCAGGTTGTTGCGGCCAACCATGCGACGGGCGTTTGCGGCCATGCGCGAAAGCATCTGATTCGGTGGAAGGCTGAACATCATCAAGAAAATCTCGCCCAGGCTGTACCGGATCGGCAGCATGTAGGCATCAGGAAGAACAATCGTGTCCGTGACGGATGTAAGCGACGGCAAGCGTTCAATGCGCGTCAAATGCACCGTGCCGCTCGATGGCTGCGGATACAGGTAAAGCGTGCCCAGTGGGTAGCTCGGGAGGTAGAAGGCGTACTGCGGATCAGATCCCAGCGTCTTTTGAACAATGTCGAGATATTCCTCATAGGAATCGAGCATCGCAATGGGGTAATCAAGCGTCCCGCTGCGCCAGAAGGCGCTTTCGATCTTGTCTGGCCGGACGATGGCGACTGTTCCGGCTGCGCCGACCGTGTAACTCACGGCGCCGGTCGGAACAAACGATGACGTAACCTGTGAATAAACCATCATCCCGTCGATCTGCCACAGCGCCAGCAGTTGCTGCAGCGTGGTGAAACAGTCCGAGCTGTCGCCAGCGGAGACGGTTTCGCCTTCACCGTATGCCCCGCTGTCGCGCAGGGCCAGCTCAATCAAATCGCTGGCGGTGGTCATTAACGGGCCTTAGGCTTGCGTCCGGGTTTTTTCTTTTCGGCGGCAGGCGGCAAAGCTTCAGGTGGAACTGTGTCGGAAGGCTCTTCCACGGGATCTGGCGGCTGCTTCCCCTTGGACGCCATCCATTCAGCGCGGTCGGTCACTTTCCAGCCTGCTTTTTCTTGCGTGGCAACATCGCTCGGGCTGACGTTGTTCGCTCCGTGCTGCGGGTGTGTCATGAATGTCATGTCTTACTTTCAAATTTTAGGGTTGAAAAGAGCGCCTTTGAAACGTGCGTTATGTCGTAGTCCGGATCGGCAACCATCGCCCGTAACAAGCCGCCGCTTTCCTCTTTGAACTGCGGAAACTGGCGGATCATTGCGGCCAGAAATTCGGCCTGCATCAAATAATCCGGGCGGGTCTGGAAGCTCTGGCCGTTGCACAAAACATCCATAGATACCGGGTTGGTATTCAGGTCGTTGCGGTAAAGGTGGGTCTCGTTCTCAAAGCTGGACTCACACCCGAAAAACACTATTTCCGTGTAGTCCAGCAGAATCGCCAACTCAGGAACGGCGGTTGCAGTCGTCGCGCCGTGGTTCATGCGCTCCGCAGTCGTCACGAGGTCGAAGACGCTTACATCGCGGCCCTTGAGCGCGTCAAACACGCCCGGATGCACGTTGGATGCAAGAATTGCCTTTTGCACGTTGGCGACCTCTTCAACGCAATCCGCGCTCGGGTCGATGTTGAAGTAAGTACCCCTGATTCCCTGCGAATACGCCCAAGGGAAGGCGCTGGCGATAACCCAAACGTCCTCAAAACCCTTGATTTGCTCAATATGATTGCGAGCCGATGGCGCACCACCGACTACAGCTAATTTGTTGCGCCCGGTCGGCTTTGGATATGGCAGACCGAGCGACTGTGAATACTGGCGGTTGCGCTGTATCTCCGCTTCCGGAACGCAACCGCCAGATTCAAACTGGATCCGCATGGATCAGGTCGCCGTGATGCCCTTGTTGCGCAGCGCAACCACAATGGCGTTGACCGCCACGATGATTGCCGCAATGTCAGGATTGACCGTGCCGTAAGTCGCAGTTGTCGCAGCCGTGCCGCTTACCACAGTGGTGATGGCGGATGCCTGCACTACCGGAGTCGCGCCGTGCAAAGCCACCTTGTCAGTGGAGGCGCCGCCAACAAGGCAGCCATCCGGAGAGCCGTAGTCGAGTCGTTCATAAGAAGCCATGATTTTTCCTTTGTGAAGTTGAACGGGGCGGCAGTTACGCCACCCCTATTGCTTAGGCAGCGGCGGCGCCGATCATTCGGGAAGCCCATGCCGGACGCAGCGCGGCCATGCCGTAGAGCATGTCGATCCGCATCAGCATTTCGTCGTTGCGAATGTCGGAGGCTTGCCACACGCGCAGGCTCAGGCCCTCTTGCACACGGCGGGCGCACTTGTGTGCGTCGTCCATCAGCGGCAGGTCCGCAGTGATGAACTGGAAGGCGTCCTTGTGGTACATCAGCGACTGTGCATAGCTGGCGGAAGCGGCACCGATGAAGGTCAGGCCCTTGGCGTTGAAGTCGGTTGTCGCCAGATCACCGCCCGTCGAGCTACACACGTTCTTTTTCGCGCCAGTCAGATAGGTGGCGGGAGAGATAGTCGTGGTCGTAGCGCCGACAGCCGTGATGGTGAACTGCTGCAGATGAGCGTAAGCCGCCTTTGTTTCAGGGTGGCAGGCGTAAACACCGGCAACAGTGAACACCGAGCCGACCGTCTGTTTTGCAACCGGCAGCAGGGTATGCATGTCGATGGTCGAACCGCCATCAGTCACCAGAGCGGCCGCATCGGTATCTGCCGTCACATCATCCGTGTTGGTCAGCGTCCAGACGCGCTCGTTCTCGTAGTAGTCAGCCATCGCCGTGCGCTGGACCATGCCTTCACGGAACTGCTTGCTGATGTCGCCGTTGGGGGCGAAGTAGGCAGCAACGCCGTTGACCAGGCCGGCCATCGTCACCGAGTCCATCTGGATGTAGCGGTCGCTTTTCGGTGCCAAGCCTTGATTGAGCTTAGCGCGAGCTGCGCCCGGGGCAACCAGCGACGTGATCGCAGTACCAGCCGTGCCGGCGACGTTGTAGGTCGCCTTGGTGGCAAAGGCCAGATAGTCCGCTTCAATGCCGGAAATCATCGAGGACACGGCGGGCTCGATATAGCGCTTGGTGAAAGCGGCCACATCGTTCACGTTGTCGGTGTCCAGTGCCAGTTCGGCAGAGTTGAAGCGCATGTCCACGCCGTCCTGAGTGGCGACGGTGATGGTCTGCACAGACTCGTTCTGGTCCTGCACGTCCATGACGCGGGAGCCTTGGCGGCGTGTGTACTGGTTCGGGTTGCGCACGCGCAGCGAAGAACCAATCTTGGCGCCAGTTTTGCCGAACGAGTCGTCATACTGGCGGTCGGTAGTGCCAATGAATTGGCATTTTTCATGTGCCACGGCAAGCGCTTCACGCGCTACCATGTCAATGAACTTGAGGGTATTAGCCATTTGAAATCCTTAAAAGTTAAGTCCGTGCTGATTTGCGCCACTTGGCGTACTCCGCATCACTCATTTCTGCAGGCGACTTGGAACCGCCACCAGTCCCTGTCACCAAGGACAGCGGCGCGGGTGCGTTTGAAACAGGCTTTGGCTTGATTTGACTCAGCTTGATTTCCAGCTTGGTCAATTCGCGGGCCATCTGAAGCGGGGGAAGGGCTGCGATTCGTGCGGCTTCGTCCAGATCGGTGCCAAGGTGTTGAATGAGCTTTTCGCCCGCATCACTGGTGGCGGTAAGTTCGAGAAATTCCCGACCGACGCCTACCAGATGAAGATTTGCCAATGACGCATCGAAGTTGGGAAACTCCGCTTTGCCCTTGGCGTAGACCTTGTTACACGCCTCGTTAAACGATTGCTCGGCTACCATCTGCCGCGCCTTTTGGGTTGCGAGTGTTTCCACGTCGCCCGCAGGGTTCGGGTTGGGTTCGCCTTGCTGTTGCCGTGCGATTTGCTCGCGGAGTTGCGCTGCCTCTTGCAGTGCCTCGTCCGCTTGTCGCCGTACCTCGTACTTCTCGCGGGTCAGTACATCGATGCGCTTTTGAAACCACGGCTCCTTTTTTGGGGCCTCGGTGTTCTCTTGCGCTGCTGCGCCTTCCTGCGTTTGCTCGGGTGTCGCTTCCGTGCTGGGTTTTTCGACGTTTGCAGCCTGTTCAGTCGCGGGGACTTCAGCCGGCAGGGCTGTTTGAACTTCTTCGGTCATGGTTTCCCAAGGGGTTTTGCATCGTCAAACCGGACGAAGACGGACGTAAAAAAGGCCCTCGGATTGCTCGGAGGGCCTTCGCTGTTCTGTTTAGGCGTTAAAAAACCGCCTCGGGGGGCGGTTTCTGTGGTTGCTGCATTGCCGGGTCTGGCGGCATCTGTTCGGGTGTCGGCTCTGGAATACCCATCGTCGGACTCGGCTCCATACCCGGATCTGGCTGGGCCATCGCCTCGCGCTGCGTTTCGTCGGCCAGGGTCTTGACCTCTACAGGGTTCAGAAGCGGGCCAAGCACCTGCAGACGCTTGGTCACAGCGTCGTAAGCCTTGGTATTTGCCTCAACCTGTCGGACGTTCAACTCTCCGGACTTGTCGTTGCGCTCTGACTCCAGCTTGTCCACCTCAGCCGCCGCATTGGTCAGCGCCTCGGAGAACTGCTTGAGTTGTTCCTGCAGTTGCACAACTTCAGGCGATGGGCCTTTCTGTTCGTCGTCGTCCTTGAGGCCAGGCGGCAGGGTTTTCTCCATGCGCTCTGCCAACTGATCGGCCATCGGGAAGTCTGCGGCCTTCATGATCAGGTCGCCGGCCACTTGCAGCAACTGCGGATTGCGCGCGGCCATTTCGTTCAGTGCGGCAAAAGCCTCCTGCCGCTTGGTGTTGTAGCTCGGGCCAACCGCAACCGTCACATCAAACCGCCCGACATTGGGGTTGAAAATCTTCCTGATCTGGCTAGTCAACTCGTCGCGCTCTTCAGTCAGCGATTCTTTCTGTTCCGGTTCGATCTTGACCATTTCGTCAGAGCCGTCCTCGCCCAACATCCGAACGATGCGCGGCGTGTCGTACACCTTGGGGATCAGGTCAACCAGAATCTTGCCGGTAAAGCAGATCGAGCGGGCTTTGTTGTCGGTGAAGTGGAAGGTGGCGTTGTCGCCTTGGCGCTGGCGGGCCGTGATTGCCACACCAGATGTTTCGTTCGACTTCGCACCGATAGAAGCGTCATATTGCCCGCTCGCCATCTTCATTTCTTCTGACGCTATGCCCATGCCCTGCACGTATGCCTGAGCCATGACGGGCGGTTGCTGCCGCTCTGGTTTGGCAATTTGATTGCCCTGCGCATCCAGACCGTTGTACGGAAGATAGGGGTCGTTGCGCTCGTTCAGCCCGTCCCAAAACTGCTCGTACCCGGCGATAGCCTCAGCCGGCGCGAGATACGGCTGCTTACCCTGCAGCGCCACAAACTCAACCGCCGCGCTGGTCCAGTAGTTGTACATACGCTGGGCGTCTTTCATCGCCCGCGTGTGGCCCTTGCGGTCGATCTTGCCGTCAATCTCCACTTCCTCACCAATCACGCGAACGATGGGGATGTACTTGCCCAGCCAGTCGCGGCGGTCGTTGATCTGCTTACCGGCGATCAGATACCACTTGACCAGCTTTTTGGCGACCTTGCGCTTTTTGTAGGTTTCGTCGGCCATGACCAGCTTAGCAAGCTCTGGATCTGCCTCTTTAATCTCGGAGAGCAGCTTGGTCTCGCCGTCAGGTCCAGCGATCAGTGTGTCTTTTTCCTCAACAACCCTGAAATATTCGCAGACGCGGATCTTTTCCTCGTTCAGCCAGTCGGTTGATTCTGTGTTTGACCAGCCAACAGGCTCGCAATCGGGATAGCGTCCTTCATAGTCCTTCTTTGGCATGTCCTCAAACACAAAGCCGTGCGTTGCGTCGGACCCGTCAACCTTTGTATAGCCGTACAGATACACGTTCAGCGGGTTGCGCACCGCTTCAATAAAGATATCCTGGTCAAAGCTGTCATCGCTGGAATAGCCAGTCGTGACGCGCCAGTAACCCAAGCCAGCGTCAACAGCGAACTCGCAAGCGGTGTCGTACGCCGTGTCTGCATCGCTGTTGGCCTCGATGTGGCGAATGATGCCGTTGAATATCTCAGCCGTTTTCTTGTCCGCGCCGTCATCAACCGGATAAACGCGCACGCTGGGCTTGTTCTGCCGTGCATCGTTGGTGATCTGGCGGTTGTGCTGCTTGACCTTGTTGATAGTCAGGCATGGGCGCTTTTCATGCTCGCGCTGCTTGCGGCGCCCCTCTTCCCATTGGTAGCCGTTGTCCGGGTCGCCATTGGCAAAGCGTAGATCTTCCTTCCATAGCTTGCTCGGAGTGCTTTCGCGGTCAACGCACAAGCCGAAGATGCGGTGGCATTCCTCGACAATATCCGCGTCCGCTTTTGACTCTGACTTTTTACGGGCCATGTGTTACATCCATCCTTGTCGGCTTGGGCCGCTGGAAATCGTTAGTTTGGGTTTGAGGGTCACAGGCTTGGACGCCGCTGCACGCCTTGCGCCTTCACACGCATATCTCAGCGCGTCTATCAGGTGGTTGTCCTTGTCTGCCAGCATCGGCAGCACAAGACCAGTCAGCGGATCGGTCTTATAGCTATACAGCGACAGCTCATCAATCAAGTGCTTGCAGCGCGGGTGAACCACGATGTCAAACGACTTAAGGAACTCAACACCCTCCTCTAGACTCTTCGCGCCCTTGATGGCTGCGCGGATCT